AGTCAGGACGTGGGAGCAGCGCAAGCGTGAATCTACGAAAGATGATGATAACTGGGAGGTGAGCAGATGATTAATATACCGGAGGGATTGGATTATGATGAATACGTGGAGCTACTCGGCAGCTTGGAATCACAAGACCTAAAGTCTAGCGGTCATTGGCGTGATGATTTAATTGAATACAATAACACTGATCATGTTGCCTATGGGGACAAGCTACCCTTCCCGAAGTCGTTCGATTTGTTCAGATATAGGCCATCCGAGATGACCTTGGTAACTGGGTACAACGGATCGAAGAAGAGTATGGTGCTAGGCCAGATCATGCTCCATCTCGCGAAGACTAGGAAGGTGTGCATCTGTAGCTTGGAGATGCAGCCTACCGTTACCTTGCACCGGATGCTAATGCAAGCAGCAGGAGCACATCAAGGCCGACCATCAGATGAGTTTGTCCAACGGTTCATGGATTGGGCTCAAGATCGGATATATATCTTCGATGCGCTGGATACTCTACCGCCCGAAAGAATCATCGGATTCATACAATACGCCACGAAAGAGCTAGGATGTGAGCATGTAGTTTTGGATTCGCTGAGTAAGATCGCCCTGAAATATGACGATTACAATAAGCAGAATGAATTCATCAACAAGATGCAGTACATAGTTAAGCGTAATCAAGCCCACCTGCACATAGTGACGCATGTTAAGAAGCCTATGCATGATGATGAATCAATTGCACCCTCGCGATACAGTATTAGAGGCGCGGGTTCTCTGTCCGACATGGCAGACAATGTGATTATTATCCAGCCTAACCGCAAACGTGAGACTCTTAAAGAGATAGCTACGATGCGGGAGCTAGATGAGAAGCAGCAGGAATATCTATCTAAGTCGTATGATCACCAGATCATCATCGCGAAGCAGAGACATGGAGCCTGGGAAGGTAATTTAAACTTCTATTTCCACAGCAATTCACTCCAATTAACGGAGCGGGAGGGGTATCCTCATCAGTTTAACTTTGATTAAAAGTAAATAAAAGGACAAGTTTTATAAAAATTTGTCCGAATTATCTGAGCCGCCAATAAGACCCGCGAGTTGAATGCTCTAATGTAAATGTCTGTTCCTTCCCTGTTGGGCTTAACATAGTCACCTCAGAGCCTTGTAGGGGGGTGCAGGAGCGCGTTTCGTCATATGGCCCTACCCTATGCATGTCAAAACCTGTAATGCCTGAGAACACCTCTCCACAGGCAGAACAACGGCAGTAACTGCCACCTATTTTTAACTTATATGTGCTTACTGGCATAACTTTCTCCTGGTTAATTAGAAATTCATATAAATATATCTAATATTATTGTTGACAGCAACAGTTGTTAGCGATTATTATTTTATCAACGTCTGGGAGGATGCACTATGAACATCAAAGAACACATCGATCTTTACAACTCCGAATCACCCCTACCTCTTTCGCAATCCGAAGCTCTCCAAGACTGCTTGGAATCGATTGTGAAATTTCTAGCTACGCCAATCTCAGTTAATGAATCTAAGCTAAATGAATATTTTGGCCTCATGATTCGCGATGCGATTCGGCTAGAGGTTGAAGAATTTTATGAGGAATATCAGTCAGATATGCAGTTTGAAATGACTCAACAAGAGTCTGATGAGGCTGCTGGCTTCAAGAGGGGTGAGTAATGGATAACTCTTCAGGGTTTGTAGACGCAAGGTCACGAGAGATCACGAGAGGTCGCGAGAGACCACCAAAGGTAACCAAAGGTCATAAGAGGGAGAGCTATTTAAGTCAAGCTAAAGCCAAAGCTCAATGGGATTGGCGAGATGGCAGTGAGGAAAATACCTATAAGCCTGGATCAGAAGCATGGGAATCTTATCGTAATGCTTGGTTTGATCTATACCTAACATCTTTGCAGATAGAACAACAGGAGCCAGAAGTATGAGCATAATAAATATTCAGCAGAAATTAAAAGCCAAGAAAGGCCAGAGAAATGCATTTGGTAATTATAACTACAGGTCAGCAGAAGATATTTTAGAGTCTGTTAAACCTTTGTTAGCAGAAGCCGAGATGTATCTAACAATTAGTGATTCTTTGGAATATATCGGCGATAGATATTACATCAAGGCCACCGCTGTTGTGAGGACAATTGACAATAATTTTGTCGCAGAAGCTACAGGCTACGCGAGAGAGGCTGACAGCAGGAAGGGCATGGACGTTAGCCAAATCACCGGAGCTACCTCTAGTTACGCCAGGAAGTACGCTCTCAATGGTCTGTTTGCTATCGATGATGGCAAGGATGCAGACTCGCGAGACAATACTAAAGAAGACTCAACCGAAACTGAGAAGCCTTGGTTTACAGAGATAGAGCTTGAGAAGTGGCGCGGTGCTATGCAAGGTCAGATTGACAGCAAAGAGAAAACAGTCAATCAGGTTGTGTCATCTCTTAAAAAGAAATACAAGGTCAGCCCAGAAATGCTGTCTGAAATTAAACAGATGGCATCTGCGTAAGGGGGAAGACATGGCTAGTCAGTACCCTCCCATTGGTAAAGAAAAGCTAACAGTGATGAAAGCTGGTGATTTAATGGCTAACTATGAGTGCGGCGAAGGCAGTATCAGCCTCACCCCTGAGTTTAACTATGAAAATTCACTCTTGAAACTGGATGTGTTGTCCGATTGGATTTATGACTTGCAGGAAGAGTATGACAAAGCAAGATTGAAATTAAATAAAGAGCAAAATAAAGCAAGAAGGGAGATGTTAAATGGATGATCTATTCGATGACACGCCACCTCACAAGCTGTCCAGGACTAGCGATCCGCAGACTTCTAAGGATGCAGCTACAGCAGCACCAACTGGGAAAATGCGAAAGTTTGTATTTGATTTAATAAATTCTTCTGGCAAAGAAGGCATTACCATCAAAGAGATGACGCAAGCGCACCCGCACATTCAGTCTAGCTCAATTACTAGCCGACCCAACGAACTAGAAAAAGCTGGACACGTTTTCTATCGGGGTGATAAGAGAGATGGCGGTCGCGTCATTCGATCTAGTGACTACGATACTGGAACGCGAGAGTGCAGCAAATGTTCAGGCGTGTTACTAAGTTTCTACAAGATGAAATGTCAAAGCCCCAAGTGCAATAAGGATGATCTATGAGAATTTGTGAGCATGAGCAAGGTACTCCAGGTTGGATTGAGTCTAGATTAGGATGCCCTAGCGCGTCTATGTTCTCTAAGCTATGCACATCCAAAGGTGTCTGGTCTACGCAAGCTGATAGCTACATCAATCAACTGGTAGCAGAAGAACTAACTGGAGAGCAAACTCCGTTTTATCAAAATGATCACATGCTTCGCGGTACTGAGTTAGAACCTGAAGCGCGTGACCTGTATTGTGTACTGCAAGATGTAGAAGTTGAGGAAGTCGGTTTCTGTCTACACGAAACAATCGCTGCTGGTTGTTCACCAGACGGATTGGTAGGCGAATCGGGAGGGTTGGAAATAAAATGTCCTGCTGGAGCAACACACGTAGGTTACTTGAGGGATGGCATACTGCCCTTGAAATATAAACAGCAAGTAATGGGCTGTCTATGGGTAACGGAGCGTGATTGGTGGGATTTCTTTTCTTATCATCCTGGCATGAAACCTTTGATCGTTCGCGTTGAGCGTGATGAGGAATACATAGCCAAACTGGAAGAGTGCGTGTCCAGGGCGGTCAATTCAATCAATGATAATATCATTAAATTTTGGGATTAGGAGATTTAAATGAGTGATTACGATAACACTAACCGAGGTGCGCTGTTTAAAAACGAAAGGAAAGAGCAGCCAACTCACTCCGATTACAACGGCACAATTAACGTAGATGGGAAAGAGTTCTATCTCAATGCATGGTTAAAGGAATCGCAAGCTGGCAAAGCTTACATGAGTCTGTCGGTCAAGGCTAAAGATGCAGCAAAGTCTAATGGTTTACCTGCATCTCCTGAAATCTCAGCAGAAGATGTACCCTTTTAATTTAACGGGGGCGCAAGCCCCCATCTTGACTGATTATATGGAGAGTGAGAATGGAAGATGAATTAGATATGTTGTTTAGATGGCATGAAATTGATGACCAGAAGTTGCTAGAGACAGTAAAAACAATTCGGCAATCTGCTAGAGATAGCGCATTAGCCTATGCCGCAAAACATGGCTATGTCGCGCCGCCAGAGCCGAAAAGCCCTGCGGAATTAATGGAGATAGACTCCTAGCCACCCATTCAGCCCTATAGAGGAATAAAGAAATGAGCGAAGTAAGCGAGATACTGGAGAAGAACGATGAGTAAGCCTAGTTTGGAAGAAATAAAGCAAGACATGGAGCAAAAGCGTAGGGCTGCTGCTGCTGCTGCTGCTTATGTTGCTTATGATGATGCTGCTACTTATGCTGATGCTATTGCTGCTGCTGATGTTTATTACGAATGCTGCGATGAGCATGAAGTTTCTTATATGGGCGCGTGCGGAATGTGCTTGACCGAAGAAATCAATGAAATGATAGCAGACCCTAAAGCTATATCGTTGGT